TACGCCTAACTAAGTACTATGGTTTAGTACCGCGCTACTTGCTGAAGATAGGTGAGAAGGAAGCGTTACTAGGTGAAGACGAGGACATTGCTGACCTAGAGGTAGACAATAAAGACGAGGACGAAGAAGAGAACGAAAGTTACTACGTTGAAGCTATTGTTGTTATTGCTAATGGTGGCATACTGCTAAAAGCTGAAGAAAACCCATACATGATGCAGGACAGACCTATTGTTGCATTCCCTTGGGATGTAGTACCTAGTAAGTTCTGGGGTCGTGGTGTATGTGAGAAAGGTTACAACAGCCAAAAAGCCCTTGATACTGAGCTTAGAGCACGCATTGATGCACTAGCCCTTACAGTACATCCTATGATGGGTATGGACGCTACAAGGCTCCCTAGAGGCTCTAGACCGGAAGTTAGACCGGGTAAGATACTGTTAACCAATGGTGACCCTAGATCTGCCTTGTTCCCCTTTAACTTTGGTCAAGTAAACCAGATTACCTTTGCACAAGCAGCAGAGCTACAAAAGATGGTACAGACTGCTACAGGTGCTATAGACTCCGCTGGTATCGCCGGTAGTATCAATGGTGACGCTACGGCTGCTGGTATCAGTATGTCCTTGGGTGCAATCATTAAGCGTCACAAGCGCACCTTAATTAACTTCCAGCAGTCCTTCCTGATTCCATTTGTACAAAAAGCTGCTTACCGATACATGCAGTTTGATCCAGAAAGTTATCCTGTTAAGGACTACAAGTTTAACACTACATCTACTCTAGGTATTATTGCCCGTGAGTACGAAGTAACACAGCTTGTACAACTGCTACAGACAATGCCCCCAGAGTCTCCAGTGTACAACACACTGTTACAATCTATTATTGATAACATGAACTTGTCCAACCGTGAAGAACTTATCTCTAAGATGCAACAAGCAGAGCAAGCTTCACAGCCTACACCTGAGCAACAGCAAATGCAACAAGCTGTACAACAAGCACAGATGGCATTCCAGCAGTCTCAGACAGATGCTTTGTCAGGACAAGCACAAGAGTCACAGTCAAGAGCGCAGAAAATTGCCATAGAAGCACAGTTACTGCCACAGGAACTTGAGATAGACAAGATTAAGGCTATCACAGCTAACCTAAAGGCAGGGGATCAAGACGATAAAGAATTTGAGCGTAGGATGAAGATAGCTCAAACTATGCTGAAGGAGAAGGAGATTGACTTAAAGACTCCTACACAACAGCCTACACAACCACAGCAGCCCCAGCAACAACAAGCGCCGCTGCAACTACAAGGAGTACCTAATAATGGTAGTAACTAGAAATGAACTTTCTGAAATAGTAAATCAAGTCAATGCTAAGTTTGAAGAACTAGAGAATAAAATTAAGGAGCTAGAGAAACTTGTTGAAGCACCAGTAGCTGTTAAAAAGACTGTTAGCAAAAAAGCAGCGTAATGGCTACTCCACGCAAAGGTAAAGCTAAAGTAAAAGTTACTTCTAGCGGTAAAAAAGTAAGCTATGGTCAAGCAGGTAGTGCTAAAGGAGGTGGTCCTAGAGTAAAGCCGGGAACTAGCAAAGGTGATAGTTACTGTGCTCGTAGTTTAGGTATTAAGAAACGTCTGCCTAAGAAGAAGCAGAATGATCCTAATACACCAAACAATCTATCAAGAAAGCGTTGGAAATGTTCCGGTGCTAAATCAAGGAAAAGCTAATGCCATACGGTACAGGTACATACGGATCTAAAGTAGGCAGACCGCCTAAGAAGAAAAACAAAGCAAAGCAGATGCTAAACAAAAAGAAGCCTACTAGAGCTTCAGGCGGCACTAGGGGACGCTAATGGTACTTGAGCTAGCTGCAATTGTAAGTACAGTCAACGCTGCCACTACTGCACTTAACCGTGTAGCTGGTGCTACATCTGACATACAGCAGATTAGCTCATTCTTAGGTGCTCTGGGTGAAGCACAGCACGACTTACAAAAGATTAAGAATACTCAACCTTTGTCTGCTGGAGACGCTATACAACATCAGCTTGCACAGAAGCAAATTGCAGATACCCTAACTGAAGTTAAAGATATATTTACTATTTCAGGCAATGGGCATCTGTGGGCTAACGCTATGCAAGCTATGGCTGACGCTAGGGTTGCTAGACAGAATGAGATAAACAGGCTTACAGCAGAGAAAAAGGCTAAGAACAAGCAACTCAAAGAGGTACTTATAATCGTAGGTGTTGCTTTGCTTATAGTACCAGCAGCACTGTTTGCTTTACTACAATCACTTGTAAAATAATTAAAAATAACTCTTGACATTTACTGAAAAGTATGATATAATATATAGGTACTTTAAGTACATCCAGTATTCTTTAACTAAAGGTAAAATACTTATGACTCAAGAGTTAGAAACATATTTTAACAATTACTTCTCAATGTTTCGTTCAGAAGGCTGGAAACAGCTAATCTCAGATTTAAGAGGTAATGTTGAAAACATCAACTCAGTAGAGCTTACTGAAGACGCTAATAACCTGTACTTCCGTAAAGGTCAGTTAGCTATCTTAGGTACACTCTTTAATCTTGATACGCAGATCTCAAGTTCTCATCAAGAAGCATTAGAGTCTAATGATGATAATGTAGACTTAGATGAGGTTATTTGATTTTAGATGTCCTGATGGGCATAAGTTTGAAGATTTAGTAAAGTCCGATGTCACAGTTAGTAGGTGCAACTGTGGCTTGGATGCAAAGCGTATTGTATCTCCTGTGAGGTCCAGGTTAGAAGGTATCAGTGGAGATTTTCCTGATGCACATGACAAGTGGGCTAAACGTAGGAAACAACAAATCGCACACGAACGAAAACAATACTCATGAAGTACTTTCGTTATAATAAAGTTCTCCATAATACTAAGGTACGGAGTTAATAATGGCTAAGATTATAGACGTTGAGCGTCAAACAGAAGAAGAACAACAACAGGTTGAAGAACAGTTAAGTCAGTTTGAAGCCACAGAAGAAGAAGAACAGGTAACTCCTGAACAACAGGAACCTGAACTTGCAGAGAAGTATCAAAATAAATCTGTATCAGAACTAGCACAGATGCACCAAGAGGCTGAGAAGCTACTAGGTCGGCAAAGTTCTGAAGTAGGTGAATTAAGAAAAGTTGTAGATTCTTACATACAGACACAACTCACACCAGAGCAAGCACCAAAACAAGAAGACGAAGAAATAGATTTTTTTACAGACCCTAATGAGGCTGTAAATAGAATGATTCAGAACCATCCTAAGATAAAGGAGGCTGAAGCAGTCACAAGCCAGTATCGCCAGAGCACTGCAATGGCACAGCTAAAGAGTAAGCATCCAGAAATGGAAGCTATCTTACAGGATACAAAGTTTGCTGAATGGATTCAAGCATCCCCAACTAGGACCAGATTGTTTGTTGAAGCAGATCAACAGTACAACACCGATGCCGCAGACGAACTTTTCAGTAATTGGAAAGAGCGACAGAACATAGTACAACAGACTGCCCAAGTAGAGCAACAAGCTCGTAAACAAACTGCAAAAGCTGCTAGTACAGGTAACCCCCGTGGTAGTAGTGAATCAGCTCCAAAAAAGATCTATAGACGCGCAGACATTATTAACCTTATGCAAAAAGACCCTGATCGGTATGCACAGCTTGCACCAGAAATACTGCAAGCCTACGCAGAGAAACGGGTACGCTAATTATATATCTTAGGAGATATTTATTATGACTGATTCCACATATCCCGCAACTGGCGGATTTGTAAACAACACAAGCGCAGCTACTTTTATTCCAGAGATCTGGAGTGACGAAATTATTGCTGCATACCAAAAGAATCTTGTACTAGCAAACCTAGTTAAAAAGATGTCTATGTCAGGCAAGAAAGGCGACACAATCCATGTGCCTAAGCCTATCCGTGGCGCTGCACACGCTAAAGTAACTAAGACTGCTGTAACAGTGCAGGCAGAGACTGAAGGTGAAGTACAGATTGCTATTGATAAGCACTTTGAATACTCACGTTTGATTGAAGACATCACAGATGTACAGGCTCTTAGCTCACTACGTCAGTTCTACACAGAGGACGCTGGTTATGCTCTAGCTACTCAGGTAGACACAGACCTACACAGCTTGGCTACTGGTCTTGGTTCTGCTGGTACTTCTTCTAGTACTTACTTGAACAACGGCGGTACGTTCTTTGTAGATGCAACTAATGGTTTAACCACCTATGCTGCTGACACTGTAACTAATTCTGACATCTTTACTGATGCTGGCTTCCGCGCTATCATCCAGAAGTTAGATGACGAAGACGTACCTATGGACGGACGTAGCTTTGTAGTTCCTCCTTCAGTGCGTAACACCATCATGGGTATTGACCGTTATGTAAGCTCTGACTTTGTTAACAATGGCAAAGTAGGTGGCGGACAGATCGGTGAGCTATATGGTATTGACATCTATGTCAGCACTAACTGCCCTGTTGTTGAAGCCGCTGGTGATAACACTGCTGCTACTGTAGACATGCTAGGTGCTCTACTGTGTCACCGTGATGCCTTGACTCTTGCAGAGCAGGTAGGTGTACGTTCACAGACCCAGTACAAGCAAGAATTCCTTGCTAACTTGTTTACTTCAGATACCTTGTACGGCACTGCTGTACTTCGTCCTGAAGCCGGTCTTACCTTGGTTGTTCCTAAGTAACAACCGTCTAGCTGGGGGCTGCTTAGGTAGCCCCTTAGCTTTATCTTTAAGGAGTGTATTATGTTGCAGTCTTTGATTGGACCTATAGCTAACTTAGCTGGTACTTTCCTTAAAAATAAAGCTGCTGAAAAGCAAGCTGTACATGAATCCAAGTTACGCCGTATTACAAATGACGGTGATTGGGAAACTCAACAAGCTGCTGCCTCACAAACCTCATGGAAAGATGAATGGTTTGCTGTAGTTTTAAGTTTGCCATTGATAGGTGCTTTTATACCTTCTATGGTTCCCTACGTTGAACAAGGATTTACTGTATTGTCTACTATGCCTGATTACTACAAAGCCTTTCTAGGTGGCGCTATAGCTGCAAGTTTTGGTATTAAAACCTTGTCTACTTGGGGTAAATAATGGCTGCTCTTGATTTTAATTTAGACAAGCTAAACGATTTAGTTGATAAGTACTATCAAGAAAACCCTGAAGCAGCTATTAGTTCTGGCTATACACCTCCATCACGTCCTATAGTTGCTCCAGCACCTGTGGTTATTCCAGCACCTGTGGTTGCTCCAGCACCTGTAGAGTATTCTTCCTTTGATAATCCTTTCCTTGAATACCGTGATACTTTAGCCGGTGGCGCTAACTACTTTGATATTAACGATGTAGACAATGTAGATGATTACTATGATAATGCCTTTGAAAAAGCATTTTCTAATACAGGGTACTTGGCTGATATAGATATTATTGGTGGTGAAGGTGGTATCGGTGGTGGTCAAGTAGACTATAGCCGTACCCGTATACTAAGTGATCAGGAGTACCGTGGCTTTGTTGGAGATGCTCCTGCTTATTTGAGTGACTTTAAAAAAGACGCTACTCTTAAACAAGCATTAACTGCTGTTGGGAATATTAAAGATTTAACTTCTACTGAAGAATTACAAGATGCTTTAAGTTCTTACTATGGTTATGATGTTACAGCCAGTGAACAGTCTTTTAGTAAAGCTGATTTTGGTGGTAACTTAGGTACACATACTAATTCTTCAGACTCTCAGTTACAGCAGTTCCATTCTCTTGTAGAGCCTATTCTTAAAGATCAAATATCTTACCTACAAGCTACAGAAGGTTTAAGCTATCAAGACGCTTTGTCCGTATCTTACAACCGTGATCCTATGTTACAGGCGTTGTACGCTAAGTACGATGTTAAACCTTACAGACAAACTAAAGATGGTTCTACTTATCTTTATGATCCATTTAGTTTTAGTGAGATAAGAAC